GAACCACATAATTTCACCAAACAAGTTATTAAGTCCTGCAGATATCATTTGATTACCAGAATCTAAATTAATGTCATCATAAACATAGTCTTCTACCAAACACGGTAATGATTGAAGTGCACCAGAGTATTTAAAGAAACCATTTTCAGATAACCAGTATGCTGCACCGTCTACTTCAACAACTGCATTCTTGCCAGCTAGTCCACAGTTTGTACCAGCTTGTGTAAACGCAAATGTAAATGGTTGACCAACAAAACGCATTAAGAATAATGCTGTGTCTGTGTAAACATAGATTGCATCTCTACCTCTAATAGCGCCCATGATCCGTGATCCGTCGGCCAGTCTCTGTGTACCAGCGTCATTGGTTGCTGTAGGTGTATAAGTGTTTATATCCTCAACAGAAGAGAATCTAATAAACATATCATCTTGTGTAGACTTTGTACCAATCGTTGTTTCTGTACCAAAGAACACTAAGTGTCTGTCCGGTGTAGATACGAGCACGTGTCTTGATGCAGTTGGTGCACCCGATATAATCGTGGCTCTCGTAGATGTTGCATCGGTTGCTGCAGAGTTCCATTCAAAACATTCTCCATCCGTAATTAAACAAATAGCTTTGTCACCAAAGTTATCTAGTGACCACATACCAGGATCAACAATTAAGTCTCCTGATGCTGCTTCACCCCATGCTACGTAATTAGAAGAACTTGTAACAGTTGCTCCACCTGAGTGTGATGCTGCTGTAGTATTTCTTACTCCTCGTGTTACTCCAGATAAAACATTAGATGTAATTCCTGTGTAAGATATTTCCTCTGTTCCTATCTGTATGTAGTTAGTTCCTGAAGATGGAAACTGTGATGCGTCTGCTAATGTAATACTTGTTGCACTATCTGTAATACCTGAAGTTATAGTCGTAGTAAATGCTCCTACTTCTTGTCCACCCCAAGTTCCAAGAGACCAACCAAAACCTTGTGACTGCACATCGGGTCCTATGTGATAATAATGTCTAACTCTAATACCACCTGACTCTGAAGCTCCTGATCCAGATTCGTTTGACGGCATTGTAATGGTAAGTGTGTTTGATGATGGCACTGTTGTAACCATAAATCTAATGTCATCAAAATTTGCTGCTGCATAATCTGAATCTGTAATTGCTGTAAAATTGTCTAATAAAATAATATCACCAGCTTCTATACCGTGATCACTAGAAAAATTTATAGTAACAACAGCGGATCCGTTAGTTGTGCTAAATGCGTTTGTAAGTGTAGTTGTAGATTTAATAGGATGGATGTCGTAGAACACACCACCTGAGTATGCATATAAAATTCTGTTTGTTCCTATGATAGAATACTTTTGACCAGCACTGTTTGTAAATTGATGTAAACCTCTAGCAGCACCTGTAACATTATCAGCACCTAGTTGTTTCCAACCACCTATTTTTTCAGGTGTGCCATATCTAAACCTAACATTATCACAATCTATCCATTGGCTTTCCGCACCAGTAGAAGTGATCTGTTTGTTTATTCCAGGTAAAAAACCAATCTTTTGTAGCATAGATCTCCAGATTATAATAGATTGCGTTGATGTTCAACGTTATTTGACTATTCCTAGCATAGGTCTTTTATCATACAAATTGCTCTTTGCAAACCTTCCATCTGCATGATTATAGTGTAGAAATACTTGACCACATAATTTACCCTCAAAAGGCTCTCTCCAATGCTCTAACTCGCAACCAGAATATATAAGCATATCTCCTGGTTTTAGGTCCACTTTTATACCCTTGGGTGCACCAGGCTTATGTATACCTTTATACTCGTCTATGACGTTGTCAGACCCCGTAGGATCGATAAATATAGGCCATGCATCTCCTCCTAGGTTTAATGTGGTAGATATCTCACAGCTTGGTCTATCTTTATGTCTCTGTAAAATATTACCTTTTCTATACAATCTACAGTAGGAGTAGGTGGGAACTAATTTAAGTCCTGTTTTCTTTTGCATTACAGCTATAGTTTTAACTAGTAATGTTTCCATTAATCTATCACTATATTTAGCATAAGAGTTTGGAACTTGTCTGTCGTTAAAATTACCTACAAGTTTATTACCAGCATGAGTTACTCTGTTTTTTAACATCCAGTAATCTGCTTCAGCTGATATTTTTAAATACTTATAAGCTATGTCTGCTACCTCTTTAGATACAGCACTACGTATAACTTGATATTTATTTTTTTTAAAACTCATATTTGTATAAAATTATAAGACACAGATATTCTCCAGTTCTTCTCACCCTTTTCTGTATTCATATTTATATCAACACCATGGGGCAGCCAAGATGGAAAAAATATCATTCGCCCTTCCATTGGTTCATAGGCACATACTCTCCATAATTGTTCGGGTAGATTATCAACTCTTTTAGGCATAAATGTATTAGGTCCGGGTCTAGGATCTTCTAAAAATAATTTGCCAGAATT